TCTTGTGCGTTTGGATTACCTCTAGCGATAGTGCGATCAAGCATTGTCTGAAGCTCCTCGGTATAACTGATTTTATCAGGCATACTTTCCTCCTTCGCTAGGCCTAACCTTCACAGGCTCGGCATTCATCATCGTCCTCATGACCTTTATTTATATGAGCCATGAACTCGTCATAACCACCAATATATTCACCTTCAAGGTAAATTTGTGGCACGGTTTTGACATCCTTCCTCCCAGTGACTTCCGCTGCTGTTTTACCTAATTTTACAATATCAATAAAATCATACGGTATGTTTAGGATTCTGAATTCTTCTTTAGCCATGTGGCAATATGGACAGTCGTCTTTACCATATATGATATTTCTTTTATCATCTACCAATGCTACTCTTTGTACTTTATCAGCAACAGTCTCAGCTCTTACTTTTGATTCAGTACGTAGATAGTATAAACCTTTTAAACCTTCTTTCCAAGCCTTCATATGTACATCATTTACATAACTTCTATCTACACCAGTTGGGAAAAATAAGTTAACACTTTGGCCTTGACAAATATATTTTTGTCTGTCAGCTGCATGTTGTACTACCCATCTTTGGTCTAATTCATCTGCTGTCTTAAATAGTGTTTTTTCTTCATCAGTTAAGAATGTCAAATGCTGTACAGAGCCTTTGTTAGTAATAATACTTTTCCATACACCACTTTTATTTTCACCAATATCTTCTAATACTTTTTCTAAGTATTTGTTTTTGACAAGAAAACTACCGGCCCTTGTCCTATGGGTATATGCATTTGCTTTCATCGGTTCAATAGAAGGAGAAGTAGAAAGAATGATACCAGAGCTAGCGTTGGGAGCGATTGCCAATAGGTGAGAATTACGTTTACCACTTCCATGACCGTCTAAATAATCTCCCCTTTGCTTTGCCAATAGTTCAGTTTGCTCATGAGCTCTCTCATTAATTGTCTTAAATATATTAGTATTATACTCTCTTGCCACCTCAGTTTGCCAAGAACATCCTTTTCTTTGCAAGTAAGAATGGAAACCCATTGCACCTAACCCTATACTTCTTTCTCTAGCAGCAGAATATTTTGCTCTTTCAATAGTATCAGGTGCATTCTCGATAAAGTATTCAAGTACATTATCAAGCATTGTAATCAAATCCTGCACTATTGTAGTGTCTTTCCAATCGTCATAATACTCTAGGTTGAGTGAAGACAGGCAGCATACAGCTGTTCTATCTTCACTCGTTGGTAGATGGATTTCGTTACAGAGATTAGAACCATTGATTTTAAGACCAGCTTTTTTCAATGGTGCAGGAAGATGTTTATTTGCAGTGTCAATAAAGTTTAGATATGGCTCACCAGTTCTAAATCTTGTTTCTAATATTTGCTGCCAAATTTTTCTAGCATTCATTTTGTCAGTGACACGTTCATCATTGGGGTCTACAAACTCCCAATCTTTGTCCTCAATGACTGCATTCATAAAGTCATCAGTGATATTAATTGCATTGTGGATGTTTAAAGCTTTTCTTTGTACGTCACCAGTTGGAATTCTAATCTGTAAGAACTCCATTACATCTGGATGACTAATATCCATATATGCAGCATAAGAACCTTTACGTGTTTTACCCTGACGATAAGCAATCATATCAGCATCAACAGTATGCAGAAACGGAATAGGTCCAGGTGCGATATCAGATATAGTTCTTACATCACTCCAATGTCCGCCTACTCCGCCTCCGTATACTGAGAGCCATCTTAGCTCAGATGAATGTCCAATAAGTCCTTCTAATGTATCTGGTACATAAGTTAAAAAACAAGATATTGGCATGCCTTTATCTTCATTTGGCACACCATTAGGTGCATTTGATAATACTGGTGATGCAAACATAAACCATTTCTTACTGGCATAGTCATACAACCTTTGTGCTAATTCTTTGTCTTCTGTCTTTTTGTATCTTGACCAGGCTGTTGCTGCTCTTGAGTATGCTTCTTGCGGTGACTTCTCACTTTTGCGCATGTAAAAATCTTTAAGCATACCTACTGCATAATCTGCCAACAGTCCATCGCGGTCGTAGTTAACTTTTACCATTACACTCTCTTCCAACTATCTAATTTAATTTTCGCTTGGAGGCCTTGAAAGATATTTTCTTTGATGATTTGATGAGGATTGTGTTTATCTAATATCATGTCATTTATATCTTTACTTCTTACGTTATCAGGCCAAATTACAATTTTGAAACCCCTGTCAATGAACTTGGAATATTTAGATATTACTTCTGCATTTCGCGGTTCATTGTCTAGACATATTATCATGTCCGTGTTTAGGTATTTATTTTCAGCAATATCAGAACCGGCCATAGCGAGACAATTAGGTAAAAATAAACTATCAATAGGACCTTCTACCACAATAGTTTCTTTATCTCTATCCCATCTTTCTAGGCCAAATATTTTTGTTTTGTTCTTATCTAATAACAAAGTAATATATTTAGGTTCTGTATTATCTAAAGCTCTTGCCTGCATGGCAAAGAGTTTATTATCTTCGTCATAAAATGGTATGATTATTTTCGGTTGACCGTCTTTGAGATTGTACCCGTACCTATTAACCAAAGCTCCAAGAGATTCAGTATATAGAAACATGCTATGATACTTATCAGGAATCCCACGATACCGTAAGAACTGTACGCTGTCATGAGTATCACCCAGACTAGTAATCCTCTGCATATCAGATAAGATGCTGCTATGATTGATGGAGACTTGCTTGTGAATGCTATTCCTAGACTTACTAGTGCTATTGTTAACAATACTATCATATCTTTTATTACGTTGACAACCGTGACATAAGAACATTTCTATATCACTATCGTTGTATACAAAACTGGGAGTGTCACAATAAGGACACGCTATTTCCATCACCATAGATAGATTATACTTCTATCTTTTTCTTTTTCTTCTTTTTCTCAGTTCCGCCATCTAATAGTGAATCAATTCCTACTAGACCAGTTGCATTTAGAGCTGCATTGGTACCAGCTCCGGAAAGTGGACCACCGAATGCTGCACCAGATGTCATGGACTCTTCCATAGCATCTAACATAGCTTCCCAATAACCTTCTTTTGTAGTGAGGTCCCAATCTTCTTTTTGACAAACACCATGTTCAACAAATCTCTCTTGTAGATATTCAGCTGTCTCTGAGTTTGTGTGTTGTTCTGTGTATTCTTTGATTAGCATCAGTGCTGCTACATAAGTACCAAACTTAGCACCACCTGGTACTTTAGATATTAGTCTTTTAAGATTCCAGACTAATCTATCTAGCATATTGAATGAATCTCTTTGCTTTTTATCTCTTTCTTTTTTCTTTACAAGTATCTTACCGTTTTTGTCTATGACACCTGTTTTAAACGCATCCCATTTCTCATACTTCATAGTTAATTTACGAAGTATTCTAAAAACAAATATTGTATCTACTATTCCTTTTCCAGCCATAGTCTATTTAATTCCCAAGCTTCTTTAATAAGACAGCTGTTTCAAGGCTAAATTTAATATCCATAAACTCATCCTCTTCTAAATATGCAAGGTATTCAAAGATTGTTTTAAACACTCTTTTCTCGGAATCATTACAATGAAATAGCATCAATTCTTTAGCTGCTTTTACTTCAAATACATTAAAAAATAAAATGACATGGTTTACTAATAGACGTATATTTACATCTTTACCATTCACTATTTTTGTAGCTAATTTGCGTGCGTATTGTGCTTTGCGTAGGTCGTCTTGGAATTCTTTTTTGTCAGCTGCATATACATTTCTATAATGCTTCAATGCATACTTTTCGAAATTTTTCTTATCCAGCTGCATCGATGTGACCATACTCAGACGGATTTAATTTTGTCTGTGGCTTGGTATCGATTTTGTCCTGTTTACCGCTTAGTTTGATTTCACGGGTTTTTTCTGCATCAGCTTCATCATTATCAAATTCTTTATTACCAATTGCTACATTTGCTCCAGGTACTTCACCTGGTACAGACGCCGGTGCGCCAGCATCAGCTGGTGCATTAGCAGGTGCAGCTTCGCCATCAGATACTTCTTTTTCTTCTTCATCATCAGACTTTTCTAATGGATTTTTACCGTTAGAGATTTCTTCACCTTCGTCCTCTTTGATTTGTTCTAGGACATCAATAAATTCGTCTATATCGCCTTCAAATTCTGATAGAATATCTTTTAAACTGATTTTGTTTGCCATGAATTATTTATACAAAAAGGGCAGAGATGTTTAGTCTCTGCCCGATTTATTTTAAGCAACCCATTTAATGCCGCGGTAAGTACCACTTTGCATCTCTGGTTTAGCTTCTTGTATAGTACCGTGTGCAACTCCTCTGTAGATACCACCTTGTGCTTTTTTCTTAGCATTAGATGATTTTTCAGATGGGTTGTATTTGATACCTCTGTAGAAGTTAGCCATTTCAACCTCCGGTTTTCGTATCGATTTCGTACATATGCTTCCCAGCATACACCCTTCTCAACGCGTTCCTTCGATCAAACTTTCGGTCTCGTTCCCTTTCGGTACTTGCTTGCCTTACTATTGTAAGAGGTTTTCAGGTTTGCCTACTTCCGTCATATATTGCTATATGATGAACGTATAATATTTATACTATTACCCAAAAAAATCTGATAGATTTAGCTTCTTCTCAATTGACCAACCAATTGGGTCTAAGATACCTTCCATAGGTTCAACAATAATTTTTTGGAACATCTTTTCATAATTGACATAGTCTCTAACTTTAAATTCATTAGGTATCATAGTCATATAAGAAACTACATCAGAACCTACATTGTTAGGTTCTCTTAGCCAAAGAAACTTACCTTTTTCACCATTGTTGATATATTCCCAAGAGTTTTCTAACTTATGTTGTTTGATAAGACGATTGTATAATACGGCACCACGTATATGAGGTGGTGTACCTTTTTTGAAACCAATATTATCTCTTGGCGTATATTGATATACATTATTCATAGTTCTTGGGAATGCAATATCTTCTGCACGTAAAGTTAAGAAATACTTTTTAAATTCTTGTATAGCCTTTTGCACATTTTCTTCATCACTTACCAATACCAATTCAATAAGTTTAAGTAGTGGTTCTCTACAAACTTGTGGTGTTGATGAACGTATGGCTTCAAGGCCTTGGATTTTAAGCTTTGGTTTTTCAGGACGATAACCTTCAATGTCCCAAACATTCATAGCATATCTTTTCTTTGCAGTCCAGAATGCAGAATCAGCTATATTTTCACGGCCCATAACCATTTTTTGTTCATACACATTTTGGTATTTAGCTATACCATCGAATTCTTGATTGAGTGCTTTAGTAAGCTGTTCTTCGCAGACTTTGTCGAGAATATCTACAATTTCTTGTTTAGATTTGTCTGCGAAGAACTTATCAACCAAGGGTTGAAGATTTACATAGTTTGAATCTGTGTCTATTGCAATAACATAATCAACCTTGTCTGTTTTTAACAACTTATTTAGATAACGATTGATTGCTTGTTCAGCACGTTGAATTACAAATTGGCCAGACAAAGTAATTGATGAACCTAGCCTTGGGTCAAACCATCTGTAATATTTGTTTGTGATTGCACCATAACCTGAGTTAAGTAATATCTTTCTAACATATTGTGCCAGGTGTAATTTAGTAATGTCTTTACCGTCTTTTTGTGCTTGCTTCATAATACCCTGAATCTTTTTACGTTCAGAATATAATTTACGCATGGCCCTTGGAATCATACCCTCATGGTCTTTTTTGAAACACCAGCCAGATGCAGCCACAGCATAATCACCTGGATTTTTAAATGGCTTATTATGCAAGAAGTCACGCATACGTTTATCTTCAGATATATCAGGCCACACTTGCAATTTATCCATAATAGTTTCTGGAGATATATTGTATTGCATAATCAAATGTGGATATAGAGAATTCAAATCAAAAGATGCTACCCAACCATGCTTACCAACTTGTGGTAATTTTACATAACCACCAGGAATAGCTTCAGTCAAACTATATTTAGGAAATGTAGTTGGTGGTATCTTATTTTCAGCTGCCATTTCACGATTAATCAAAGCATCCCAAGTTTTAACTACACCAGATACATCTTCATAATTAATACCAGCTTTATATGCCACTGCAATTTGTACATCTATCAAACCCATCTTATCATCAAGTCTTTTGACAAGGTTAGTATCTTGAATATTATAATCGATAAATTTATTAAAGTCATCAAAGAACAGTCTATGTAATGTACCTGCTTCTTCATAGTCAAGTTTCTTTTCACCAAGTTCGATATTAGCAATATGGTCTAATCGATATGATTCTTGTACTGCATTCTTTTTATATCGGTCTAGATAATCAATATCATCTACACCCATGATTTCTACCCTGAGCTGAGTGCCTTGCTTGGTTGGAAACTCACGGAGTCTTGTGACATTCCAAGGTGATAGTCTTTTAACATCAAAGCCTAGTTTTACCATACGATTATGAATGTATGGCATATCAAAAGTTTGTGTATTCCAGCCTGTCACAATCTGTGGAATGTTATCACACCAATATTTTAAGAAGTATTCTAGTATTTGCCTCTCTGAATTACATGGTACATAAAATACCTTATCAACTAATTCTTCAGGCAACACAGACTCATTTCTTGACCAGTCACCATTGCCAAATGTAATGAATTTGTCCCTTAAACTGTCATGTACACAAATGGCTGTGATTGGATATTTAGATTCATCAGGCTCTGGGAAACCTTCTTCAGAACTTACCTCAATATCAATAGTGAATACTCTAATCTCTTCACGCTTCCAATCGTTTTCAGCATTGGGATAGTTTTCAATACAATATTGTGAATTGTAAAATGGGAAACCATATACTTTTAGATTTGTTTCTTCATTTTGCTTTGCAAAATTACGAGCATCAGGTATAGTATCAAATTTTAAAGGCTTTAGATGATTACCATAGATATCTGTATAGCCTGTTTCTTTGGCTGATTGTATGTATAATGTTGGGTCGTATTTGATTTTTGTACGGAATTCTTCACCATCTCTTATCCCACGAACAAGCAGATTTTGACCATGCATGGCCACATTTGTGTAGTATTCCGACATACTAATATTATACTACTTGGCTGGTTTTTTACCTATAGTATAGTTAGCTTTTAGTGTCCAAGTTGATTTTTCTTTGAAAGGAATTATCTTAACTTTTTGTAAAGAAGAAGGTTCTGGGTTGCCTACCACTGAGCATAGTTTCCACTCTTCAAGCAATTTAGCAATACCGTTCCTACGAGCAACATCTTCTTGTGTTATCTCACGGTCAAAGCCATCTAGCTTAAATAACTCTCTATAATGACATAGATAATACTTTCCTTTTTTGTGTAGTATATGACAGGTTTGGACTAACTTTCTGTCTTTGCTTTCTAGTCCAATTCTAGTCAAAGTTTCTACAATTTTTAGGAAGTCATCTCGCTCTTTGAGTTGAATCTCTAATAAGTTCTCTAACATAATCTCCAAAAGGTTAAGTTAGATACGCCAGATTCTATTTATTTGACGGGGTTTTTACCACCATGCTTATTAGAGCTTTTGATTTCTTTCAACTGTTCTGGTGTTAGTACCTTGCAGTATTCTACTGCTGCTCTTTTTGAAATACCATAATGCTCAGCTACTTCATCAACTCCATCAGTCTTTTGCATCTTCTGCCATTTAGCAAAATAACTATTTTTAGGCATTCCATGAAAATAAAATGAATATTGTTCTAATTCAGACACATTATCGTATTTGTTCATCTCATTTGCAAAATGAACTGTATCACTTCTCATAGAAAAAGCTAAATTTATTACGTATTTGACATAGCCATGTAAATCATCACGCCATTTTTTATTACCAATTGATTTGATATAGTCAAATGGTGATGGTTTACTTACTTCATATGACTCTTCAGTCGTTTCTTTGATTACGTTTCCAAATAAATCTATTTGCATTACGTTTCTTTGTCCTCCAATGTGCTACTAAATCTTTATACTGTCCCATCATAGTCTTTTCTTGATATTTGCATACAATCCACCACTGCCCAGGAAATACTAAGAATGCTGGTATATGAAATGCAGACTTAGTATGAAATAGTACATAAGGCATTTCACCATTCCACATTAATTTTCTCATCCAACTTTTAGGCCTATATCCGTTAATCATACCAAAAGACGCGCCATAGTCACCCAATCCCAATTTAAGGCCTCTAAACTTTGATATACGTCTATGGCTATTATAATATGTACCTTTTTCCCATGCATAAAAGTAATTACCACGTCTAATAATATAGCATGGGTGTGTTTCGTTATAACCAATACGCTTAGCACGGGCTCTAGGATAGTGTGTACTTAAAAAGAAGTATATCCTACTTATCTTGTAAGAGTGGAACAATTCTAACAATTTGCTCCAGGCATTTTTCAGCCACAACTCTATGCTCTTTTTGTGTACTCGCATCTTTTCTTAGCTCAATGTAATGAATCCAACTTCGTAATGTACCATTTACGTATAGTGTTGACATAGTATTTCCTTCTGGTAAAACTGCTCTTGCTTGTTCTTTTGCAATACCTTTATCTAGTGCCCATTGATAAGCTAATTTTGCTTCATCAATAACACCCTGTTGTTTGCGTTCCCAAGTTTTCTGTAAATCCATATCAGCATTATCTATAGAATTTTGCCGATTCTTATGGTCTTGCATTCTAGCTTCTCTAAGAGTAAAATCCTGTGCAACCGCATACCTTTGACTAAACTCTTGGAATGAAAAACTTCTATGCCTTAAAATTTGTCTTGCAATATCTCTTGTTGTTTTGATTTCTAAACAAATGTTTACCATTTCAAATGGTGACCAATGTTTATGCTTAATAAGATATTTGAGTAGTTTATCTGCTGTTTCAGCATTATCTTGATTATCAGGGTTTGATACTCTAGCTGTGTAAGCAACTAACTCTTGTAAGTTAGCTTTCTCACCATTTGTGTAGCTAATAATATTAACTGAACTTGACATTTTTCATAACCTCTACTACGAATGCGGCCAAATTAATTTCTTGGCTAGTTACAAAAGCTGCTCTATGCTGATATTCACCAATAATTAGAATAAGATTAGGTATAGAACTAGCTTCTACATACTCATTAATATTACGATAAAAATCTTCAAACAAACTATCAGGGTCAGGATTATCAGCAATCCACTGACGACATGATTTAAAATCTTTTTGTTTGATATATTTGATTAGTGTTTTAACTTTAGTAGTATTTACTAAACTAATAATACCACTATCAATATTACCAGATATATTAGCATACCTTTGTAGTTCATTTATGATACGACGATTATCTGGAAAATACTGCCTGACAACTTCTAATACTGCTTTTTGGTCAGCTTGTACACCTTCTTCTGATAGTATATTGATACACCTTTTAGCTACAGCACCAGCAATTGCAGGCAAATCTTTCTTTGTAATACTAAAGTCAATAACACTACACCTTGAATGTAATGGTGGTATGATTTTGTGTTTGTAATTACATGTTAAGATAAATCTAGCATTGCTACTAAACTCTTCAATAAAGTTGCGAAGAGCTGGCTGTACTGCCAGACCCAGATAGTCGGCTTCATCAATAATCACTACTTTCGGCTTAGTAGTCGTACTCACGGTAGAGACGAATTTTTTTATCTTATCTCTCAGTATGTCAATAGACCTACCTTCATCTGAACCGTTGATTATGATGTAGTCACAACCTAGCTCTTCGCAAAGGGCTCTGGCTACAGTAGTTTTGCCAGTCCCTGCCGAACCTGATAGTAAGAGGTTCATCATTTCACCTTTATCTTTTAGTGAAACAAATACCTTCTTTAAATTGTCTGGTAAAATAACATCATCCAAAGTATGTGGACGGTATTTTTCAACCCATAAAAAATTATCTTTCATTTAAGTTCCTTGCTATGTTTTTTAATATATCCAATAGACCTACCTGTGGCTCTTGATGCTGCAGATAAACTATCATATACCTTACCATTATACTCTACTGCTATAGAATTTTTTACAGCACCAGGTTTACCTAATGGCTTAAATCCATCTTTCCATTTCTTTTCAAGATTAGCAGCCTTGCGTTCCCAAGTCTTCTTCCAGCGCTTCTTCTCGAACTCTTTCGTATCTGTCAACCTGCACTCCGCATTGTTTTAGAAATTCAATACCATCTTGAATTCTATAATCTGTTTCATAAACTACACGAACCACACCAGCCTGATGGATGAGCTTTGCACAATCATAGCAAGGAGATAGTGAGACATAAAGCGTCGACCCCTCAGAACTAGATGTGGTCCGTGCAACCTTTGCAATTGCGTTTGATTCCGCATGCAAAACTTCTCTTTTGGTTTTAAAGTCATCATCTTCACATGTATTATCCCAACCACGTGGTGTGCCATTATAACCAAAAGCTAGTATGTTGTCATCTTTTACTATGATGGCACCACACTTAAATCTTTTACTGTTAGAATTTTGCCCAATCACATGAGCAATTTCCATATATAATTTATCTTGTTTCTTTTGATTCATTTTCTTTAATCATCTCTAATATTTGTACAGGTACTAACATATGTATCTTATAAGTTTCTTTCTTAGGGTCGTCTTTTAATGACTCTCTATAGAGACTTAAAGCACTTAGTGCATCATCAACAGTGACCTCTAATAATTTCCTATGTAAATCTTTTTGCGACTTTAGAAATCTTTCAGCAGCCGCTGTAGCATCTTCAATAGCATCTTCCAAAGATGTTCTATCATCATCATTAAGATTATCAGTAGGCACTGAATTCGCCATCTGGTTGCAGTGCAACATAGTAATCTATACCACCAGCACCTTTAAACAAACAAAGTCCCTTTGCACATATTTTAATATCATAGTCATCAAGGACCATTTTTAACTTATCAACAGAGATTGACAAGTTATACTTTTTGCTTTTTAATTCAGAACAAGCGATTTTAAATTTATTTGAAGTAGGTACAGTCTTATCATGGACAATGATACCCTCTTCAGTAAATGTAATATCTGAAGCATTATTAATAGTAGCTGCTTTTGCCAACCTACCTAAGTTTTCTTTAGTGATGTTTTTCTCTACATCTACTTCTGGTAGAGTGATACCTTTTTCAGGTGGCCTTGCAATAATGCTTTGGTCTGCATAATAATATTTTTGTTCACCATTACCGTCTGAAATTGTAAGTGAATCTTCACCAAATTCAAATTCAGCATCAGCATCAAATAGTGATACAACACCCATGAATTCATTTAAATCATAGATTGCAAAAGTGACTGGGAATGTTTCATCAACTTCCACCTTTGCATAGACATCTTTAATATTAGAAATGGTTTCAATTGTATTACCTTCTTCAATTAAGATGGATTGGTTAATTGTGGCAAAGTTTTTAAGAATGCCTAACGTTCTCTTGCTTATTTGCATGATTATCTCCTTTTATCTGTGCGTAAAATAACAAAGTTGTTATTAAACCGTCCATTAGGATTATACTCCTTAGTGGTTAATTTTTGATATTCTTTATCAAACTGTTTTTCTGTCTTTGATAGTGCGATTGGTAAGAAATCATCTGGCTTTCTAAGCTTCTTACCTCTACAACTAGTGACATGCTGTAATGCCTGACCTTTTACTTCAAAACCATCTACTCTATCAGTAAAATATTCTACAATTTTCTTATCCTTGCAATTGAACAATATAAGTCTATGTGCACCAATGATAGTTGTAGGATGTACTGATGTGACTTTATGTTCTACACATTCAGGCATATAATTTAGTTTAGCAACTTGCTTATCAGCAGCTTTTGGCTTCCTAACTCTTGTTGTTTTGTTAGCTTTTGTAGATAACCTAACTTTATTTAGGTCTTCCATAATCTTATTAAGTTGGTCTATACGCCATTTAACTTCTTTATTATCTAAATGACTATACCCTTCTATCAACTGTTGATTCCAATCATCTTTCAGTTTAAACTTTCTAGCATCTCTAAGTTCACAATATTCTACTAACCATCTATTGATTACTTCTTCTACAATACCATTTGCTTTAGATGTCAGTCCATACTTTTGAAATAGCTGATAGATATCTATGGTCGTATGTTTACCTTCAATCCAGTCATCTTCCATATCATACACATCACCCATTACAGTGTCCCACACTTTTTCTTTGTATAGTTCTATTGGTGATTTACGTACTACTTTAGGTTTTTCTTCATCAACTTTATTATCATTTGCACCTTCAATAAGGATTCTTTCTAGTTGTTGATTGATATATTCTTTTGTATCTTTTACATCACCAGTTGTACCTGGTAAAGACTTCCAATACTCAGCATACTTTTGATTATAAGAAGGCCAACCTTTTAGCATACAAGATATTTCTGCAGCCAGTGGTGCACTGAATCTCCAGTCCTTTACAGCTCTTAATTCTTTTAGTCTTTGGGAAAATTGTGGAGTGTTTTTAGCATATTGCAATGCCAATTTTTTACCATCTTTTTTATTACCATCTAATCGATAATATTCAGTGGCATTTCTTTTAGCACGGCCAAATTCATACCCAGTCATCTTTTCTATTTCAAGTTGCGTGGGTACTACAGGCTCTGCTGTTTTTAACATAGCAGCATTACGTGCTTTTTGTTTACGTGTTAATGGCATAAAAATACTCCTTGCAAAAAGTGCTTACAGTATTATTATACTAAAATTAAATTATTTCTTCTTGGATTGATTTTCGTCTTGGTGGAATTTGACTAGCCATTTGATGTCAGTTTGAATTTCTGTTATGGCTTTTTCGATATGGGTCAGGTGATTAGTCTCTATTAGATATACCCTCCATGCGAGGAATCCAATAAAGCCCACCAGTGTTGTAATAAAAATTGATTCGTAAATACCCATCAGTTGTTTCCTAAATTTAAAAAATAATATATGTTGTGTTTTGTTGCGGTTGTTTTAAATCCAGTGTACCAACTGTATAATGTATTTATACTCTAGATTATGATAATGGAAGCTGAATCACGGAATGATTTCAATGTTTTATATCCAGCAAGTTGACAACTTTTAATTAGTTGTCTCTGCATGTCGATTGTAGTATTTATAATTTGCCCATTATACTCTGTATTGTTTTTGTACATCTTACCATCAATAGTTTCAGTACGGCCATAAGATTCTTCATGACCATAAAACATTTCAGATATTTCTACAGCTGTAGCACCTAGACAGATTGACTTGGAGATGTCAGCAGTGTCAGTATAGTGTCCAGCAGCAAAGATATGTTTATTAAAGTTCCTAGCAACTTCGCCATTAATACTAAGGCTACTAGCGTGAGGCATAGCAACGCCAGTTTCCATATAATTCTGAGAATCGAACCGAGAATCAAATCCCACCCTGACAACCTCGACACCAACTTCAAAAAGCTTTCTGGTGGCTGTCGGGTCTGCGACTGGCCCGGCGATAATTTTAACATTTTCATTTTCCTCCTTAAATTTAGCTACCTTGTAGATGTATTCAACACTATGCGCATTACCATTATTACTAATGATATTCACCCATTGTATTTTACCTGCAGGCAACTTTGATTTTAGTGTTTTCCACTTATGTAATTGTGCATCTGTATCTCCAATCGATACAGCTACATTTTTTCGACCCTTAAAGAAAAAGTCGTATAATTCGTCTATGTCATACCTTGTGGATAACATTACTCCACAATTATTGTCTGAATCTGATATCGTATCAGCTATAGCAAAAGTACCTGATGCTGGGTCTGATGATGCCCAAATTACTGGTATGTCATCAATCAACATGTCAGGTTTATCAGTACTTAAAATACTTGAATAGCGTGGTTCGATGACCACGCTATCCAAAGTGACTGGCTTTTGATTATGCAGCTTGTGCATATTCAACAGCTTTTTTCACAGCGTTAATTTTCTTAACCCTGTTTCCACCAAACCAGGCAGAGTGTACTCTGTTATCTCTGGTGTTAGCCAACTCGTGGTCAGTCATGTAAGTGACTGCATTAAGAGCTTGCCAGAAAGTACCTTTTTGATAATTAGCACCTGGTTGAGTGTCAATTACCTCTAAAGCACGTTGACCATTACGAGTTAAGATAATGTTATCTTTCTCTGATTTGGATGATTTACCAAATACATCAGCAAAGTAGTTGGTAAGAGTGTCTTGTGTGAACTTTTTAGAACCCAAGAACTCAGCTACTTCTTTGTATTCGTCCATTGACTCTTTAGCCAAGCCAAGTGTTTGCTGTACAGTTTGAGCATCAAATGCTTTCCTGTGGTCAAGCGATACACCAGCTTTACCATTGAGTGCCATTGTAAGAGTGTTATTGCAAACAACTCTGATAGGTGAGAACCTAACGTCAATAGATTTACCATATTGATGTGGGTTAGAGAAAAGAAGATATGATTCAACTTTGTCACCATTGAATAGTTCAAAGTCATCATCAACTTTTGCCAAGGCCCATACCATTTTGCCATCTTGCAAAGAACCGGCAGTATGCATTTGCATATTACCTTGTTTTACAAAATCAACGAAGAAGTCAAATGCTTCGTCATTTTGTACTGGCTCCCAGTTCTGACCAATAACACTAAGAACTTTGTTGTCAGTGCTACGTACCAGAGCTTGTTGAGATGGGATACGAATGTCAGTACCACCTTTATTTGCGAACATTGGAAGTTTTTCAACTGTCCAGTCCAACCCAGCAGCTTCTTGCATCTCACGTGGTGTGAGGTCTTCAGCTACTTTTACTCCAAGACCATGCCAAGGTAATTCACCCGCATAAGCCATTGTTTCTACTGCATGTGCCATAATATAACCTCCTTAATTGCTATGATATTATGATATTAAAGTTATACTCTTGAAGCGTGTTTTTTTTATTTTTTTTAAAAAAACTTGATTTCTGCATTGATTTTATTTTTAGTCAATTAATTTAACCATTCAATCCATAACAACTGCAGATTGAAAAAAACGCAATCTATAACATTGCAGCTGCAATGGTTTAGTAGCATTGATTTTAAAAAACTGGTTTTTCTGAACGCTCAATATCTGTTTCATTGCTATTTCCTTCCCATATTTCTATTATCTCAGCAACTGTTTTACCAGGATTAAATGGTCTATGCCACCCTCTGACAGGTATTTGATATGCCTTGAATTTAATCAACTCTGTGATTGTTTTGTATTCGTTTTCAATATGACACTCACCTGATACTAAAGTCCAATATTCAGCCCTTTTAAAGTGTCTCTGCATGGATAATGATTTACCTGGCTGTATGAACAACCTTTTGACTGAGTAGCCTTCGCCCTCAGCTATTACTTCATAATGTCCCCACTGTCGCTCAACCATAACAAAATGGAGTCCCCGAAGGGACTCCTAATAATTAAAACACTCCTTCATCTTTTAAAATCGTAAAGACTCCATAACCGATTGCTACCATAGCAGCAATTTTGGCCAATGGAGATGCGACAAGAACAAGTGCGCCGATAGCGATAATTACAAAACCGTCCCAAGATGTTCTCTCTTTCAGTCTTGCAGATACCCAATCTACCCATTCCATAGCTGTCTCTTTAATTGATTCTAACATGTGTTTTTCCTCCTTTGTTATAACAATATATTTAATCTATATTGTTGGCTAGTTCTAGAGCTCTTGGATTACCTCTATTAGTTAGTCTAAAAGATAATCTATGTAGAACTCTCTGTTCAAGTACCTCATCTTTTTCAGGTACCCTTTTATGCTGAGTAAGTAGTTGGTCCATTATAATGACATCACCTACCTCCCAATCATGCTGGTAAATATACTGTGGCTGAAATAGATATTCTTCTAATTCATCTCTTAATTTATGTCCTTCATCATCATTTATTTGCATGTGATTATATTTGTGCCAATAGATACCTTTAGTACCACCAGCATTTTCTTGTATTAACCACAGCTTAAATGGATTTTTACCTGCCAATTTAAAAATCATGTGCTGTTCTTTAGACATAACCTTACCCCATTTTTCATAGTCATAAATGTAAGTTGCATATCTACCTTCAATTTTCTTTCTTAATTTTTCAGGCATATCTTCTAGAGCAGGTATAGTGTTCATAAATAATGTAGGTGTATTTTCTGCACCTCTAATTGCTTGTAAAGCGACTCCATCTGCACCATGCAACTGATTTAGATTACAATGCCAATCTAATTTACCTAGTTGAAATATACCTGTCCATTTGTCATTTCTTTTTTCACCAGTGACTCTTTGTACAGGATATGGTTTATGTGCTGGCCAACTAAATGGGTCAGGATAGTCACTATTTTCTTTAAAGTTATCATCACCCCAGTAGTCACCAGGATTAGGATTTGGCATTGGTTTTTGTATCATAGAGTCAAAGAGACCTCTTGCAGATGAACCATCAGGATTCCACAGTAAAAATCTATAGTTATCGATTCCCCATATCTTACTAATGATTTTTGAGAAGTGTATTGAGTTAGTATTTTGTCTTGGTATGATTACAATACCACATGTTTCCACGCCCCTCTTTATTCTATCATAATCAGGGTCAGTTAGATTGGTTATATCACAATCATCAAATACTATTTTGTTCCTTGACCCACCCGTCATCATTGTTCACCATAAATGTAAATCTGTGTAGCACTCTTTTTTCTAACAGTTCTTCAGCTACAAACTCTCTTTTGTGTTGTGTAATTAACTGGTCCATAAAAATAATATCACCAGTTTCCCACCTATGTTCATATACATATTTGTCTTGAAACATCCACTCATACAAATCTTGTACTAATGTTTCATCACCTTCAATCTTCATATTATTAAGTCTATGGTAGTATATGCCTTCAATACCTTTACGATTCTTTTGTATAAGGTTCAGTTCCATTTTTCTTCTTTCTTCATTAAGTGCTAAAAACTGCATGGTAATCCTCTGCATTGGATGCATCTTAGATACGTCACTCCATTTTTTATGGTCATATAAAAATGTAGCTCTTTTGCCTTCACATCTAGCTCTTAATTCATCTGGCATCTCTTTCAAAGCAGGTACACTATTAGCATAAAATGTACTAGCAGTACCAGCATCTTTTATTGCTTGTAGTCCTACACCATCAGCTTCAAAATAAGCACCTAAATTACAGTGCCAATCTAAATCACCAGTTCCAAATATGCCACCACCAAATTTACCCTTCTTCTCTCCAGTCACTCTTTGCACTGGATAAGTGTTAGGTTCTTTTAAATCAAATGGATTAATACGTGGTAATGTTTTATCAATTGATGCTGCAGTTGTGCTATTCCAAGCTAACTTTTTTGAATTATTCCAAGGGTCACTGTTTGATTCTGGTGTAGAAGTATATCCAATATTACCAGCCACCTGGTCTGGTAATTCTATCAAGTCACCATTTGGCATCCATGAACACTGCCTCCAGTTATAGATACCATCTCTAGCTATCGATTCACATAACTTAGCAAAATAATTAGAATCAGTATTTTGTCTTCTTAATAATACTATTTGTTTATTGAGTAGCCATTCTTTACAGATTCTACCAAGTTCTCTAATATCATCATCATTATCTGGAGAATCAACTACAATCTCACAATGTGTTGGATATATTAAAGTGTCCATTAATTATTTAACTCGTTCTTATTCATATAGAACCTTACACCTTTAAAGCCAACTATATCTGTAGGTTCTATTTTAAATTTAAATTTTTTACCCATTTCATGCTGTCTTCTTAAAAAACTCATTGCATTATCATGTGCTTCATACATATCTCTACCACTTACCATCTTTCTTGTGGTATAACCTGCGAATTTCATAATTGCACAGACGTGCACGGGTTTTTCTTTCATTAGTCAGCTTTCGATATTAGTGCCACAGAAGACCTACCACCAAAACCAAAACTATTTTTCAAAGCATAATTAATTTCCATTTCTTTAGGCTTTGTAATTAAATCAAAATAATCATCACAAGGGTCATTCAAATTTGCTGTATGTAGAGCAATGCCTTTGTTCATCATCATACATGTGTAAGTTATTTCTGCTAGAGAGCATGCACCCATTGCATGTCCGATATGACCTTTTAGTGCTGACACAGTAGTACCCTTGGGAAGATAATCTTTTAAGGTGTTCAATTCGATTTCATCTCCCCTCGGTGTACCTGTGGCGTGCGCATTTACGTAATCAATATCATCATACGTAATATCTTTGTCTTTCATCAAAGATTCCAAAGCCATTCTATAAGCTTTGCCATCGTCAGCTGGTGCCATAGGATGACCAGCATCATTACGATTTCTTACATCCTCTACATAACAGAGAATATTTGCCCCTCTCTTTTTAGCCTCATCTTCTCTTTCTACAATCATGGCTGCATAAGAGTTTCTAAGCACTGTGCCTGTTCTATTTTTATCAAATGGTCTACAAATACCATCTGGTGCAGC